TGATATCAAAAATATTAAAGATGTTAATACATTAAACAGATCATTCGAAATTCATGGTGTTATACCTACAACCAATCCATCAAACAACGTGGTTGTTCAAGATGATTATGTAGATAATTATTTCGTATCTAGTAATGACATCTCTTCTTTAGCCGATTACAATATTCCATTAGTAGTTTATAAATTTGACAATGAATTTATTTTAGGACCTAATGGACTTGAAACTAAATCAACTATCGCAGGAACCTATGGTGTTGCAGCTAGATACTCAAACTTCTACCAAAAGTATGAACAAGGTATTATTAATACTACTGATGTAACTTATCAAAAAACAAACTACTCACCTCTTCAAGTTTATTGGATTTCAGGTGAATCTGTGACAGCTTCAATGGCTGGTTTTGATTACTTAGTATTCGGAGTGGATGAAACTGAAGAAGATTATTTTGGAAATGTTAGAACTCAGATAATCAATAGAAATAAAGGATACTTCAACGAAGTTGGAAATAATTTCGGATATCAATTTTTATTATCAGGTTCTCTGAATAGTGGTGTATTTAAAGTTTCAGCAGATAATGGATTCAATGATAGTGTAAACTTAGCACTTGCTGCCGCTGGTGGATTCACAAATTTGACAAACGGTTTAGACTTGTTAACATTAACTTCGGAACAGAGAGCAGATGCTTTAGATATCTTATCTGGAGGTGCATATGGTTTCACTTCATCCGCTACATATAGTTACTTTGGATTTGAGGTTGAGCAAAACGTTAAAGATGAATTCTTGTCAAAACTAGAGAACTTATTCTCTTATAATAGTAGCTTGGCAGATGCTCCAATTTATTTGGATATGTATTTAGATAATGAGTTGAACTTGAAAGTAAATTTTGAAGATAGAACTCTAAGTTCGACTGTTCCTTTTGATAGTATTGATGGTACTACACCTGGAGATCAACTTTGGGCTAACAATACTACTTGGATTAAATCTTTAGATTCTAACTATAAACAATCAGTTGAATTAGAATTTCCAAGTGGTTATACTTATCAACCTAATAAGATTCTTGTTAGAGGTTCTAGATATACAGAAATTAAAGTTGGTGATTACTTAGAAGCTTATTACGATGAGACTGCTTTGAATCCAAACCAGATGCCTAAAAAACTTACAAGGATTCTTTCTAAGAAAACTTGGTCAGGTGACCCTAACTTAGTAGAAATTTCTTGTGATGCTGAAATTAAGATTTCTGATTTTAACAATGGATTAGACGCAGCTAAACAAACATTTAGATATACAACTATTGATGATTATGTATCTACTTACAAAGCAATTAGCTTGAAAGGATTCAGAGTTAGACAAGATTCATTACCTGATGGTACAGAAGCTAAACAACAAGCAATTCTTGATTTAGTTGCGAAAGGTACACCACTTTTCAAAGCTGTAACAAACAAAGAAGCCTTTGACTTCAGATACTTAATCGATTCATTTGGTTTAGGTTTAACTGAAAGAAGTAAGCAACAATTGGTAGACATTTGTGGAGACAGACTTGACTGTTTTGGTATCTTAAATATGCCATCATTGAGAAGTTTCAAAAACTCTTCTTCTCCTTCATTCGTAAACGCAGAAGGGGTATTACAGACAGAGTTTATAGCTAAAGGTGGAGACCCAGAAAGTAGCCCAGCGTTCCTTTACTCATTCGGAGACGGACGAGGTGTATCAGCAGTTGGTTATTTTACACCTTACTTAACTGTAAATGATAATGGTAGACCAGTTGATGTACCGCCTTCAGCTTATGTTGGATTAACTTTTATGAGAAAACATAACTCAACAGTTACAACAATTGTTCCTTGGACAATCGCTGCTGGTGTAACAAATGGTAGAATCACAAATATCGCTGGACTTGAAGGTGACTTTACTCCAACTGATATTGAAAACCTTAACCAAGCTCAAATGAACCCAATCGTGTTCAAGAGAAATAGAGGTTATATCATCGAAACTGAAAATACAGCTCAAACTCTTTACAGATCCGCTCTTTCTTACATACACGTAAGAGAAGTATTGATTGAACTTGAAAGAGAATTATCAAGAATGTTATTAGATTTCCAATGGAAGTTTAACACTCCTGAAATCAGAGCTGAAATTAAGTTGAGAGCTGATGTAATTTGTGAGAAATACGTTTCTAAAAATGGTCTTTACAATTACTTTAACAAGTGTGACGAAGAGAATAACACATCTGAGATTATAGATAACCAAATCGGTGTTTTAGACACTTATGTTGAACCGATTAAGGGTATGGGAATCATTGTAAATAATATTACAATATTGAGAACTGGAGCTATTCAAGCTGGTGGTTTCATCACATCTTAATCAAGAATAAAAAATTGAAACCCAGATAGAAATATCTGGGTTTTTTATTTAAATAGGAGTATTTGACTAAAAAAACCCAGAGAAAATTCTCTGGGTTTTTTATTTTTAATCCTTCTGAGGCGTCTTTAAGATATTTTACTATTTGAATTTATTTACCATACTATTCATGTTGTTCATGTAAGAGCTTGGATTAAAGTTTGGTTGTGAACCTTGTTGTTGTTCCTCTTGTTTCTTTCTTTGCTTTTCTTCTTCATCACTTAATTCATTAACAATTGAGATGTTTTCTTCAAGCATCCAGAAAGGCCAATTATCAATCGCTTCTTCTTGTACGTGATAGTGTTTTTGAAGTAAGAGTTTATTTTTTAATAAAGGTCTCAAAGGCATCATGAACAACGAAAATACCTGACGCTCCGTTGGGAAATGTCATATCAGTGCGGACCTCCACTCCGCACGCAGTACAATTGTTAGATAATTCTTTAACACCAAAAGTCATTTTACTTACAGCTGCATTTAAGAATTGGAAAGAAATATCATCTAAATCTTCAAATTCTTTCAATTTAACTTTAATTCCTTCATAAGTGATAGCAGTTCTACCATTTAACATAAAAGGAATGATTTTTAAGAATGCTAAGTTTGGTGGTCTTTTTTCATTATTTTCCTTGATGATATAGTCAGCAAAGGACTTTTGTAAACCGATATTTGGTGGAGTTAATTCAAATTCTTTACCATTTACAGTTGTGAATGAGAAGGAACTTTTACCTTTATCATAGAATTTATCAAGTTTTTCATCGATTTCATGAAATCTAAAGTTTTTTCGAACCAATTCGATTGAGTTGTCAGCACCACAAGTACATTTTACATTTACTGCTAAAGCATTTCCTTGTTGAAAGGTTAATTCACGAATAAGGAATATTAGATATAATCTGTCTTGATCTTTGATATCTAAATAAGTTCCCATTTTTCCATCTACATATTTTACACGAATACAAGCTTGTAACATATCGTTCATTTTCTCAACGATATCATAGAAATTATTATCATCAACCATTGAATATGATTGGATTTCTTTTACTTGAGCTGCTCTTACAAGAAAAGTAGTGCCTTGTGGATAAAATTTGCCACATGGTAATTCTTTAATATCGAAAGATAGAAATTGTAAATCGGTTACACGATTTGTATTAGGTTGTGTTTGAGTTACAAAGTCAAACATATTTTGATTTGGATTTACTTTCTCATTTCCACCTTCTAAATCTTTTATGTGTTTTTTGAGATAGTCTTCTTCTGATAAATTATCTGCCATATTAATTATTATTTTTTATAGTTTATATATAGTTATATCTTTTTTTCCTTGTATGGTTGAATAATAGAGAGTATGTCATCTATTTTATCATAATCATAATATGGTATCCTAATCACTTTAATATTATTTTCTTGACAAAATCTATTTTTAATTTCATCGTTTTTCTTAACATATTCTAAATTACCAATGCCAAAATATTTATTCTCTTTGAAGTGATGTTCACCATCATATTCTATTATAGTATCCAACTCTTGGAGATAGAAGTCGAACCTTAAACCCTTCTTATTCTTACATCCATCAAAAATGTGATTTCTAATGTAACAAATATTATTATTTTCTAGATAATTTTTAATATAATCTTCACCTCTTGATGATGAATTACACTCAGCACATCCGTGTCCGTATTCATGGTAGTATAGATATTGAGTGAAGATTCCGTGATTTGGACAAATGATATTTATAAATCCTTTTATAACTGATAAATCTTTATATTCATATTTGTTATTGTGTATTCTTTTAAGATTCTCTAATCTTTCTTTTGATAACTGAGTTAGTTTGTGATCATCTCTTGCACAAGAGTCGCATCCATATCCGTTGTGGAGATGATTGCTTGCTTTTTGTTCGAAAATACCATGAATTGGGCATATTATTTTTACTTTTGATCGGCAGTTAGTGTAAACTACCAAATCATATATGAATTTATTATTATGTATTTTGTTCGATCTTTCGATAAAATCTTTAGTCTTTTTAGATTTCCTATTCAGTTTTTTTATTTCGGATAATATTTTATTCTCCTTGCTTTTACAATTTTTATTGCAAAACTTCCTATCTGGTCTGCCATAGTTTATCTCTCTATTACAATATCTAAAATTGCATCTCATATTTAGTATATATTACATACTAAATATGAAAAGTGCAATTTTTTAGACATATTTATTGTTAAGTATATTAGAGAGTTAATATATCAAAATATATATTATAAAAATAATTTAGACTATGCCACTACCGCACTTCACTCAACTCCAAATGACAGGTTCTCCAGGTGGTCCTGGAACACAACCACA